TAAAGTATAATACCAATAAGGTTACCATCAATACATTCTACTACTACTGCAAAGTTTATGGAATCAATATCTCTGATGAACGTGAAAACTATATCAGTAAGGTAGCTTTCTTCGCTAAATCAAATGGTAAGAAATCTGATGAACTATCTTCCATGATAGATAACATTACATCCAATGATTTAGAAGTTATTGAAGCAGTTTATTCTAATGATAATTATGCTCCACATGAAGATAAAAAACTGAACATTGATGATGTGGAACTTTGGATTAAATCAAATTATCCAATTAAGAAGAATCAGATTACTCGTATATATGAACTACATGGTAAAGAGTTAGAATCAGAAGACCTTAATACTATCTATATACAAGCTAAAAAGCGATTTGAAAAGCTATCAAGAGAATTGTTTGATACTATCATCTTCTCTAATTCTACTCCAGTATATAATCCTATAAAAGATTATTTTGATTCACTCCAATGGGATAACATAGATAGATTAAATGACCTTGTCTATTCCATAAATTCTGATACCGGTAATCATCAATGGAGATTATCAATTGTAACCAAATGGTTGATAGGTATAGTTCAATCCATCTATTCCAATGAACCAAATATACTTTGCCTTGTTTTGGCAGGAGCAAAGAATACCGGTAAGACTCAATTCTTCAAAAGGTTATTGCCAAATGAATTGATAAGGTTTTTTGCTAATTCTCAATTGGATAAGCAAAAAGATGATGAAATACTAATGACCCAAAAGCTAATCATCTTTGATGATGAATACTCCGGTAAATCAAAGCAAGATGCAAAGCATATGAAAAAGATGCTCTCTTCAGATTCGTTCACTCTCCGTGAACCATATGGCAAGAAGAATATCACTTTGAGGAGAGTAGCTACCTTGTGCGGAACTTGCAATGAAACGGAGATTCTTAATGATGCTACCGGTAATAGGCGAATCATTGTTATTGAAGCAATAGGTAAGTTTAATTTCCTGCTTTATAACTCCGTTTGTAAAGAACAGCTATTCGCTCAAATAAAGCATCTATACCTTGCTGGTACTGATGCTAACCTATCAAGCGATGATATAGATATGCTTGAGCAGTTTACTGCTTCTAAATATGGCGAAATCTCCATTGAACGTGAATCTATCATTAGACTATTTGAGTTACCGGAGATAGGTACTGATTATGATTTCAAAACTACTACGCATATCAAGGATATAATTGAAACAATGACCAAGCAAAAACTCTCAATCAAAAAACTTGGAATGGAATTGAGGAATCTTGGTTATCGTAGAATCTATAAGGAAAGAGGATTTGGTTACATCATAATGGAGAAGAATTCTTCATTTAATCTTCATGCGACTATTTCCCGAAAACTTGATGATGATGCTCCATTTTGATACTGCATAAGATAGCATCTTATGCAAGCATTTTGAATGCATTGTAAATCAATTAGTCACAAAGACTGCATAGCATAAGATAGTGTTTTCAAAACTATATATAAATATATATGTGTATATATAAGGCTCTCTATACTATATATAAATATCTATATATATATAATATTATCTTATTATCTTATGCAAGAGCATATATTGGTATACTATTCAATGAGTTAGGTAGCATAAGATGATTCGATTTATCTTATGCTATCTTATGCTATCTTATGCAAAGCACATCATATAATCTTGTGGATAAATCCCATTCATTCATTCTACTCCTTACTATAATTTAGCAGTAATAAAATCACTAAAAGATATGGCTTACGAGCATAAAGAATCAACTGGAAGTTTATTTCAGAACAACAAGAAGCAAACGGAGAATCAACCGGATTTTACCGGAACAGCACTCATTGATGGAAAATTGAGAGATGTATCTCTATGGATTAAAAAAGCTAAATCCGGAATAGAGTATTTCAATCTTGCTTTCCGTGATAAGAAAGAGAAGGATTCTAATCCATTCTGAACTTGTTTAGCATAATTCACCCATCATATAAAAGACCAAAGCAAGCATTCACTACTTATCGTAGTTGGATGCTTGCAATGGACAATTCTAATTGTCATGTTGAATGGATAATTTCACTCAACAACAATGATGATTCAATTAATGATTATGAGCAATTATTTGAAGGTGAAGCAGTAACGATAATCAAAAGTGATTCCACCAATATGGTGCAAGCTACTAACATTGGTGCAATGGAATCATCAGAAGAAATATTGATTCTTGTAAGTGATGATATGTTTCCTTGCGATAAATGGGATTCTAAAATCATCAATGAATACAAGAGATTAGGTAAATCTCCTGCCGTACTGCAAGTACATGATACGATTAGATGTGATATACTAACCATTCCTATTATGAATAGGAGTGCCTATGAATTGATTGGATATATCTATCATCCAAAGTATCTCTCAATGTATGCTGATAATGATTTAACTCAAGTATGCAAGAAGTTGGAAATCTATAATAATGCGCTCCACATCCAATTTGAACATAAGCATTATACTACTGGAAAGAGCAAGATTGATGAAACATATAGGAAGGAGAATTCAAAACTTGCTTACATATATGGTCAAAGGATTTATGATTACCGGAAGAAACAAGGATTCCCAATCGTATGATGTTATGGATATTACTGATGATACTTATAGTGGGAGTATATGTTTTTGGATATAATCAAGGAAGAGCAAAATGAAATTATGGACAATTGCTATTCTAACCATCAATGGTAGAGAGAAGTTCTATGATAGAATCATAGACATCATTAGTCCACAAATAATTAATAAACCAATTGATTTGCTTATCTTAAAAGATGATAGGCAGAAATCAATAGGGGAAAAACGACAAATCGCTCTTGATTTATGTGAGAGCGAATACATAAGCTTTATTGATGATGATGATGTAGTTAGTTCATCATTCGTAGATAGGATTCTATTACCCATGAAGAAATTTCCTCATGGTATAGGATTTAGAGGAATCATCACATCCCCTAATTCTATTCCAATTGAATTCGCTCATAATGCAGGATATAAGTATAGTGAGAAAGCACATAGGTATGGCAAATCACTTATATACACAAGACCATTAAACCATCTTAATCCGGTAATGATTGACATTGCAAGAGAGATTGGTTATAAACCATTGATGCTTGGAGAGGATTATGATTATGCAATTAGATTATCGGAAAGCGGATTAGTTAGGGATTGTGCATTTGTTGATGAATTCCTTTATTTCTATCAATGGAGAGGAATCAATAAAAAGATATGAGAGCAAAACAATTAGATTCATTTTACCTTGCAACATATGATATGTGTATTGATTTCGCTAATCAGTACATAAACGAGAATGCTGATTTGTATTTGTCAAGGAATCATTCAGTAAAAGAAAAAGTAGTACAAGATATTGTGAATGGTAAGTTAGCTGAATGGATGATTTATTATGCAATCAAAAAGAATGGAGGTAATTGCAGTTATCCCGATATGATTGTTTATCCTCCACATACAAAAGATTATAGTTCTGATTTAATTTTGACATTAGACAATGGAGATAAGAAATTGATTCATGTCAAATCACATAATCTAAATAGCAATTATCCAGTATCATGGTTATTTCAACCCAATGACCCATTAGTAAGTAATCCTGCAAGTAATGATTACATTGCATTATGTGTTATTGATGGAGTGAGTAAAGAATTGAAAACAAACAATAGTGGAGGATTCTATTACTCAATGAAAGCAATAGATGCACTACCATTGTACAAGAATCCGGTGAGGAGTGATTTAAACAAGAAGGTCATATACTACAAAGATTTATAACATGGCAAAAACATATAATGATTATCCCGAATCAGTATCAAACAATGCAAAGAGAGGAATTGAATTAAACGAATCAGTTAATAACAAATGTGCTACTCAAATTGGTAAAGTAAGAGCGAAGCAATTAGTTAATCGTGAGAGTATATCTCTAATTACTATTATGAGAATGTATTCATATTTGAGCAGAGCAGAGGAGTATTATGATGAAAATGATACTAAATCATGTGGAACTATATCATATTTACTTTGGGGAGGTAAGAGTGCATTGACATGGTCGAAATCAGTTTTAAAAAAAGAAGGAAAAATTAAATAAGCATATACTATGTACAACATCATCTACTATCAAGGCAGTTATTACATTCAATCTGATAGATACAAAGGAGTATTCAAGGTTACAACATCTATTAATGAGGTAACTACTATTGAGATTGTTCCAGTCATGCCAGCATATAATTATGGAGAATTTGTTGATATCCATGATGTAGTTATTGATTCAATATATGAGAATCTGATTCAATTCATCAAGAAACTTTTAGAGAAGTGATAGCATTAATAACTGGAATAACCGGACAAGATGGAAGTTATCTTGCTGAATTATTATTGTCCAAAGGATATATAGTGCATGGTATTAAGAGAAGGTCTTCATCTATTAATACTGAACGAATAGACCATATATATGACCATCCAAATTTTGAATTGCATTATGGAGATTTAACTGATGGGATGTCCATAATGAATCTGATGAATAGAATTAATCCCGATGAAGTATATAATCTTGGAGCAATGTCTCATGTCCAAGTATCATTTGAAAATGCTGAATATACAGCTAATGTAAATGCTCTTGGAACATTGAGATTACTTGAAGCAATTAGGATATTAGGATTAAAAACAAAGTTCTATCAAGCATCAACATCAGAGTTATTTGGTAATTCTCTTGATAAGATACAAAACGAGAATACTCCATTTAATCCAATGTCACCTTATGCTACGAGTAAGTTATTTGCTTATTGGATTACTCGTAATTATCGGGAAGCATATGATATATTTGCAGTTAATGGTATACTATTCAATCACGAATCTCCAAGAAGAGGAGAGACATTTGTAACAAGAAAGATTACAAGATTCATTGCTAAATGGTTGAATAATAAAGAAGGAGTATTACGATTGGGTAATATAAATTCCATTCGTGATTTTGGTCATGCAAAAGATTATGTGCAAGCAATGTGGATGATGTTACAGCAAGAAGTACCAAAAGATTTAGTGATAGCTACTGGAGTAACTTGTTCAGTAAAAGAGTTTATTGAGAAAGCATTTTTATATGTAGGATATGATATTGAATGGACTGCTACTGGAGGATATGTTGATGGAAAGAGAGTAGTGATGATTGATAAAAAGTATTTAAGAAAGAATGATGTAACATATCTAAACGGGGATTCTACTCTTGCAAGAGACATATTGAAATGGAATCCAAAAATCAATTTGGATGATTTGATTCACGATATGATTAATTCGGAATTGCACAATAATGAAGGCATTATTGGAATTTGATTTGGATGATGTTGATGATAGGTTATCACATCATAGATGTGTTAAATCACTTGATATGGCATTAGCTATATGGGACATTCAAATGAATTTTAGGAAACAATGTCAGCATGAACTTGGAGAGTCTAATACATTGGATTCAATATTTGAAAAGTTAGATGATATATTTAAAAAATATAATATTAATTGTGATGAATTGATTGTATGAAAACATTGATACTTGGTCATACTGGAATGCTTGGTAGTGCATTAATGCGAAGGTTACCTAATGCGATTGGAGTAAGTACGGCACAATGTAACCTTACCGATTTATCTCAAACACAAATGATGTTCAATAGGGTAAAACCAAACATTGTTTACTTATGTGCATCCAAGGTAGGAGGAATCATTGCAAACATTCGTAATCCAGTAGATTTCTTGGATATCAATTTGAGAATAGAAACGAATGTAATGAAATGTGCATACAATGTTGGAGTAAGTAAATTACTATTCATTGGCTCATCATGCATATATCCAAGGAATTGTCAATTGCCAATTAAGGAAGGATATTTGCTTTCCGGATTTCTTGAAGAGACAAATTCAGCATATGCTATTGCAAAGATTGCAGGAGTAGAATTAGTTAAATCATATCGCAAACAATTTGGATGCAATTGGATTACTGCAATGTGCTGTAATCTTTATGGTCAAGGAGATAATTATGATGCTAACAATAGTCATGTTGTTGCAGGATTAATAAAAAAGATTATTGAAGCAAAAGCAAATGATGATTCGTTTGTTGAGATATATGGTACTGGTAATCCAAAAAGAGAATTCATGCATATTGATGATTGTGCTGATGCTTGCATATATTTGATGAATAATTATAATGGAGATATCATCAATGTAGGTACTGGACAAGAGACATCAATAACTGAACTTGCAAAGATGATTGCTGAAATAGTTGATTACAAAGGAGGATTCATTTATAATACTGGTTATCCTGATGGTGTATCAAGAAAAGTAATGGATGTATCAAGATTAAACTCAATTGGATGGAAGTATCAAATACCATTGAGGAGAGGATTAGAACAAACAATTTCTCTATACTATGGAAGAAAATCAAAATAAACCAATAAATTGGAATGATAATCCAAGAAATCCTAATTATGCTGAAAACATTCGTCCACATCAATGGAAGAAAGGTCAAAGCGGAAATCCCGGAGGAAGACCAAAGAAGATTCCGGAGATTACAAGATTGCTTGCTGATGTATTAGGCGAAGAAAACAAAGAGGGAATTTCAATTGCAGAGCAAATATTAAAAGCAGTAAGGAATAAAGCATTAGAAGGTGACATCAGAGCATTTGAAGTTTTGTTTGATAGAGCATATGGTAAGGCAAAAACTAACATTGAATTCAATCAAGAGGGAATCACAATTAAAGTAATACGAGATAATGGAGATTCAAATCAAATTGCAGAGTCTTCACAAAGGTCAGAAGAAGGTACTAACTGAAGCAAAGAGATATAACGTATTAAAGATTGGTAGAAGATGGGGAAAAACTACTCTTGCTATCAATGAGTTATTACCACAAATTGCTCTTGATGGATTGCCATGTGCATATTATGCTCCAACATATAAAGACCTACAAGATGTATGGATTGAATTAAAGTTTTTGCTTTCTAATATCATTGAATCAAAGAATGAACAAACAAAGCAAATGAGATTGATTACCGGAGGTATTATAGATTTTTGGTCAATGGATGAACCGGATTCCGGAAGAGGTAGAAAGTATGCAAGAGTAGTAGTTGATGAAGCAGAAAAAGCAAAGAAGTTTAAAGATGCTTGGAATCAAACGATTCTTCCAACATTGATGGATTTTAAAGGGGATGCTTGGATATTATCTACTCCAAAGTTCGGATTAACTTTCTTCAAAGAATTATTCGGTAAGCAGGATGAATCATGGCAATCATTCAATCTATCTACCTATGATAATCCTCACATTGACCCAATTGAGATAGACCATTTAAGAGAGCAATTAGATGAATTAACTTTTAGATGTGAGATTCTTGCTGAAGATGTCAATATAAGTAACAATCCATTTGCATATGCATTTGATGAATCAAAGCACAAGGTTGAGACATCATATGTTCAAGTATTACCATTGTATCTATCATTTGATTTTAACGTAGACCCAATCACTTGCATAGCTGTTCAACAAGATAATGGATGCATTAAAGTAATACGAGAATTTGCATTGAGGAATTCTGATATATATCAATTGTGCGACAATATAATTAGTGCTTTCCCAAAAGCTACCTTTATAGTTACCGGAGATGCTACTGGAGCAAATAGGTCTGCATTAACGGCAGGAAATTATGGATATTATGATGTAGTTCAAAAGAGATTAAATTTAAGTAGAACTCAAATGCTTCAACCGGCAATCAATCCATCTATTCGTGATACAAGAGTATTAGTGAATTCTTTGCTTCAAAACTATTGCATACAAATTGACCCATCATGTTTAGGTCTAATAAAAGACCTTGCATATGTAGAAGTAGATTCTGAAGGAGATATAATAAAAGATAGGAAGAATGATTTGAGAAAAGCAGATTTACTTGATTGCTTTAGATATTATTGCAGTACATTTCATAAAAATTGGATTAAGCTATTCTGACATTATCTTTGAAAAATCATGGCAATCGTACCTATTACTATACAAGGCACTCTCAAGACAAAAAATTATCAACCATTGAGTAATTTCACTCTCTATATTATTGAGAATGGAATCACAATTCATACACATCAAAATAATGATGTAACTACTATTAATGGTCGAAATACTTTCTTATCAATGATTGAAGGATTCATTACTAATCAAAGTAATGGATATCCAAATGGAGTAGTGACATCAAGTAGTATATCAGTAAATCAAAATAATGGAGATATACTTATATCAATAATTGGAGAAGGTGACAATGAATGCCAACATTTTGCAGGAGCATTTTTTACTGAAGAAGCATTTGAGAATAAAACAAATAATGTTATTGCAATGAAATTTGGCTCTGAAGAATGTCCAGTAACTCAATGTGAAGATTGTGAAGATTTATCTCTTCCGTTTTGTGATGGCAATCCAATCATAAATCTTGGTCTTGATAATGGAACATATAATGTAACCATTATTGATGAAAACACAAAGAATGAATATACTCAATCCATTGAATCTAATGGTGGAGCAATTGAATGGGATGTGACTAATACTGAAGGATTATTTAATCCATTTACAATATATACTCTCACAATAGAGGATAATCAAGGTAATGTTATTACATGGATTAATAATGCAATTGAATATAACTGCATTAGATTGACATTTAATTATTCAACTAACACAAATCCTCAAACATGATATTAGATATCCTTATACTAATGATTTTTAATTCTCTTTATTGTGGAGGAGTATATCTTGCTCTTCAAGAGGGAATGATACTTGATAATGTAGGTAAATATTTAGAGAGCAAATTTGGATATTGGTATAATCCAATAGGTGGATGTCTAACTTGTATGGCAAGTTTACATTCATGGATATTCATCTTTGTATTCGGATTAACATGGTTATATATACCATATGTATTTGCTCTTGCTTGTATTAATACAATCATAGCATCAAAATTCATCCATGATTAATAAGGAAGGAATTAAAATAAATGCAGAGTTAATTAAAAGGGGATATTACTTTTTAGGTCAATGTCCATCATGCAGGAGTAAACCATTTAGATGGAAACATTCTGATGGACATGAATTCAAATTATGGAAAAACGGAAAATGGCAATTAATCAAAACCAATGTAATTAGATATGGAGAAGAAGAAACAGCTATCAAAGAAATTGTGGAATACTATTCAGAAATTAACAGCAAAAGCATTAACTAAATTTGGTCATAAACCAATATGGCAAATTCCGGAAGGTCATGTGATTGAACCGGCATTCATTAGTGGAGGAATCCAATATTATAGACTGAAGGATTATTTCAATACATTCAGTTTACGAGGATTAACTGCTCTTCAAGTTTATGAAGAATGGAATATGCGAATGACCAAAGAACATCTTTCTGAATTCATAGAATTGATGGATAAGAATCTAAATAATCCAAGAGAAATCAGAATAGGTGAAATAGCAAGAATAGTTAATATACTAAAAGAGCGAATAAACTATATAATGCCTACTACGGAAATAGTATATAAGTTCGCATCAGTAGCTTTCTTTGATAAGAATGAATCTCCTTATAGTTATGACCCGGAATATTGCAAACAAAAAATAAATCGCTGGAAGGAGGAAGCAGAGATTAGCGATTTTTTTATCGTGATGCTGTTAAAGGATATGATTCCTTTACCACAGCTATCAGAAGTAGATTTGAAAATTTGTTTGAATATGATAGACGAAGCGACAAATCTTCATTCGTTGAATCGCCATTAATGAGATTCGCAAAGCAAAATGAAGATGGATTTATTCAAAGGTCATACATAAATAAAATATACAAAATAGATTGTACGAGATTAACTTTGTGGGAATACTTATTATTGCTTGAACAATTAGACAAAAATCAAAAACAAAATAACAATGGCTAAAGACATAACATTCAATCGCCTAAATTGGTTAGATGGAACTGGAGGTAGTGCATCATCATTCCCATGTGCAGGAGAATATGTTATTACTGATGGTGGAATAGATATTAGGGTATTAGCAGATTCAACAAATACATATTTATCTCTTGATGTTTCTGCAAATTATTTTGAAATTTCAGTATGCGGTAAGAACATCTACAAATATGAAAATGGAGATACTCTTAATACTGGAGTAATAAATAATGCTCAAACAATGTATGAATCAATTCGTGATTTACTGACATCAGTATAATGAAAAAGCAGTCTAACAATTCATCTTTTATTAAGAGAGCGAAAAGGAAAAGACCATCTATTCATTCAAAGAAAAAATCAAGTAAATTAAAATCATCTAAATTATACCTTAAAAGGTATAAAGGTCAAGGATAATGGCAAATACTGAAAGCAATATTGTAATTAAGTATGTAGTAGATGATTCTGCTCTTGTAAATAGTAATAAAACTCTTGCTGATACGGGAAAGGTATTAAGTGAAGATGTAAAGAAATATGATGAATTAAAAAAGAAAACAGCAGAATTAGATGCAGAAAATCAAGATTTAAAAAAATCTATTGAAGATTTAAATAAAAAATTAGGTGAAGCAGGAAATACCACTGATGATGCTGGAGATTCATTTCTATCTCTTGGTAAACAGCTAAAAAAAGCAAAAGATGATTATGAAAAATTCGTAGTACAATTTGGAGAAGGTAGTAAAGAAGCAGAAAATGCAAAAAAGAAATATGCAGATTTAAAAGAAAGTTTATCAAATGTAGGTAAGAGTTTAAGTACGATAAAACCGGAAGAGAAAATTGCTGTATTTTCAAAATTTGGACAAACAATTAGTGGAGCATTTCAAACAGCTACTGGAGTATTACAAGCATTTGGAATTGAAAATGAGAAAGCAAATGAGATTGCCCAAAGACTGCAAGCAGGATTAAATATTGCACAAGGATTATCATCAGTAGTTCAACTAAAAGATGCATATAAAGATGTAAAATCAGTATTAGGTTTTACAGCTACTGCACAAGCTACTTTAAATACAGCACAAGTAGCAGGAGCAACATCTACTGGAGTATTATCTACTGCATTTAGGGGATTGTCTACAGCTATTGCATCTACTGGAGTAGGAGCAGTAGTAATAGCATTAGGTGCATTAGCAGGAATATTACTTACATCATCTTCTAATACTGATACTCTTACGGAAAGTGAGAAGAATTTAAAAGAAGCAAATGATAAATTGAATGATTCTATAAATAATAGAGTATTAGCAGAATTAGAATTATTAGCTACAAAAGACCCAAAATTCCAAAAAGCATTAGAGCAAAAGAAATTAGAAATCAATTCAGAAAAAGAAATTGCTAAAGCAAAAGAGGAATATAACGAGAAGAAAAAGAAATCTGATAAAGCATATGCTGATGCAAGTTTTTTGACATCTTCCGGATTATATGAATACTTTAGTACATCAGAGAAAGATGTTCAAGATGCATTAAAGCAGACTGAAATTGCAAGGCAAACATTACTGAATGTACAACAAACAACTAATGCAAAAGCACAAACATTAACTGAAAATCAAAATAAAAAAGATAAAGAAGATGCTGATAAAAAAGCACAAAAAGATAAAGAAGATGCAAAACGAATTGCTCAACAAAAATTAGATGCATTAAAAAAACTTAAATCTGAAGAATTTCAAATTCTTCAAGAAACATTAAAAGGTACTGAATTAGATGCTAAAGATGAACTACAAAGATTTGAAGTGAGATTTAGAAATCTTGATGTACTACGAAAATTTGAAGAAAAAAATGCTGATGCTCTTGGTAAGAATAAACTTGAGATAAATGCAAGATATAATTCTTTGGAAAAAGAATTAACAAATGAGTATTATGCATTTGTAAAAACAAAAAGAGATAAAGATAAAGAAGATGCAAAAACAAAAAAAGAGAAAGAATTACAAGAAGATAAGGATTTAATCAAATCATTTAAAGATTTGGTAGACCAACAAGCAAATATTGAGAAAAGGAATAATGCATTAATAGCAAAAGATAAAAAGGATTTAGCTAAACTTAATTTTGATACTGATACAAAAGCGATTGAAGATAAATTAAAATTTACTGAACAAGGTACTCTTGAAGAGAAGGAATATCTAACTCAATTAAAAGAATTAAAGCAGAAGTATAATAAAGATATACAAGAAATAGATAAAGAATCAAGTGAAAAACAAAAAAAGACTGATGAAGATTTAAAGCAAAAAAAATTAGCTAATGCAAAGTTCGTAGTAGATTCTCTTTCTCAAATTAGTAATACAATTATTGATTCTACAAATGAGCAGTATGAAAAAGAATTGTCAGCATTACAAGACCAATTAGATAATAAAATAATTAGTGAGGAAGAGTATGAAGCAAAGTTAAGACCTATAAAGCAGAGACAAGCAGAAGCAAATAAAAGAGCGCAAATTGCTCAAGCTACTATCAATCTTGCTCAAGGTATATTAAATGCATTAGGTACTACTCCTCCAAATTTAGTTCCATTTGCAGTAGCTTTAGCATCTTCATTAGGTGCAATAAATCTTGCTAAAATTATATCTACTCCTATTCCTGCATTCAATAAAGGTACTTTATCAGTTAATGGTGTAGACATGGGAAAAGATTCCGTTCATGCTATGTTAAGACCCGGAGAAGCAGTTATTCCAGTAGATATAAATAAAGCATATCATCCTGCTATCAAAGCAATATATAAGAAGCAAATTAGTCCTACTGATATAAATTCATTTGTATTAAATAGAATGTCGGGAAAATCTTCAATTGGAAGAGATACTGCTATAACTGCCAATTTAGATACGTTTGCATTGTCAAGAGCAATATCAAAATCTAAATCATCAGTAGAAGTAGCAAATGCTGATTTTATTGGAAAAGTAATTGCAAAAGAATTGATGAAATCCTATAATCCAAGAAGATGATAAGAGTTATACTTGATAATACATTAGTCACTAATCCGGATTCATGGAAAGAATTGGTAAGTAAGTTAAAGCGAGAAGACCAGTATAATGCATTATTGCTTTACCAAGAGACTGAACTAATATTCAATGATGAAGCATATGATTATCTATATCAGAAATTATTAGCTGATGGATATTGTTCAGTTATTGATTGCATTATACAAGAATCTTGTGATGAAGGTGCATCTTGGACTCAATTAATTAAAGGAAGAATTTTCCTCTCTGATGTTAAATTCAATGAAAGGATTTGTACTGCTCAAGTAAAAATTGAAGACCAATCATTCTTTGCTTTAATAAAGAATAATCTAAAGATTAAAACTGCAATTAATGGTAGAGAGAGTAAGAATCTTTTAGATATTTCATCAGTAATTCCTCAAACATATTGGGTTGATTTCTATGATGTAGCTACTAATGTAGCTATTCAAGCTACAATTCCATGTGTACGAGTTTATGATGCTTTTAAATATCTTATTGCTTTTGTAAGTGATAATGAAATTGGATTTGAAAGTTCATTATTTGGTGATGGAGGTAAATGGGCAGGATTATCTATTACTACTGGTAAGAGATTATCAACTACTAATGAAGAACAAATAACTCAATTCTCATTAGATGAATTATATACTGAAATAATGAATGTTACTGAACCATTGATAATGATTTTAGAAGACCCATATGGCTCACCAAAAATTAGAATTGAGAATATGGATTATACATATACATCAAATATCATTGCAACAATGAATGATGTGTATGAAATTAATACATCAGTAGATGAACAAAAGATATATACCAATGTTAAATTAGGTAGTTCAACATTAAATGATGCTCCAGCTTTACCTTTTCCGGAGAACATTAATATTCTTGGATTTAAGCAAGAGCAAGTATACCTTGTAGGTCAATGCAATATTGATAATGATTTAGATTTAAGCGGAGATTGGGTAAGGTCTAATAATGTCATTGAGGATATCTTATATCTATCAAGTGATTCTTATGATGATGAAATATTTTTAATTGAAACAATAAGAGATACTTTAACATCATATACCGGAAGAACTACAAATGTCAATTATTTTGGTATATCTCCTGCCGTATATTACTATAATACCGGATTAATCAATAATGAGATATTGAATAGATATGTTGGAGGAATCCCAAATAGTGCATCTTCAATTTATGGAGATACTCAAGATGGTAAGTTTTATGCAGTATATATTCCTCGTACTATCAATTATACTATTGATGAATTTCAATTTTCATATGATAATGAAATAAATGATTATGGGAATGATTATAATCCAATCACAAGTACATTTACTGCTCCACAAGCAGGAGTATATTCTATATATGCTTCAGCATATCTTGGTAACTTTTCTTGGTCTACAAATGGACAAGAAGTAGAAGTAGATTTCTTTCTACGATATTATGATTCATCCAATAATCCTATTGGATATGTACTTTTAGATAATGGAAATACTGATAATGTTTATTCTCCTCCTAATTCACAAATATCTTTAAGCGGAGGTAGGACTCAAAAAATGAATCAAGGAGATTATGTTCAAGTATGGGTTAGATTATCATCTTTTAATAATAATGCTAATTTAGTTAGCTTTGATATATTACCTACTGGAGTATTTACTTGTTATTATAACACAAATGGAGGAGGATTAATAGTTCCAAAAGACCCAAAAAATTATCCAATTTTAGTACATGAATTTGAATATCCATTATCTCCATCAGAATGGCAAAATATCATAAGTAATCCTTTGGGTAAAATTGCTTTTAAGATGAATAAACAAGATACTCGTACTGCATGGATTGATGAAATAGTTTATGAGCATTTTAGTAAAACAGCAAAAATTAAATTAATAACTGCAACAAATGCCAATTGAGTTTATACCTAATCAACCAATCATTTTTGAACATCCAATTGGTACTTATGGATGTTTGAATAATGACAATAGAGCATATAATCAACTTGCTCAACCGGAGGATAAAATTTGCGTACAATGGAAATTATTGCCATGTGAGGAGAGCGAATTTTGTGAACCAAATATGTATGATTTGGGTACTGAAGAATTCTTAAAAGATTGGTTAGATAATGGACAAGGTGGATGGAGTAGTTCATCATTTGATAATATAAATTATTCAAGTCCCAATACAATTTTTAATCCTCAAATATCTAATTTAAATAATACATATGTTGCAGGAAGAGTATATCAGTTTACATTTACTATTAATACAATTACCGGAAATCTACCATTAACATTAAGTATTCCATTCTCAAGTTTTTCTAATCAACAATATACACAAGCTGGAACATATACTATCTATTTTATTCCAAGATTTTCTACACTATCAATAAATTTCTATTGGGGAAATCCTCTTAATAATGTTGATGAAACAAATTATGTTGAAATAATTAACATGAATTGTTTCCAAATTACATCTTGTTGGCAAGATGCTTTTGGTTTTAGCAATTCTCAATTAGGTCATTCATCTTGGTCATATAATTATGAAAATGGTCAAGGTAAATTTTGCTCTTTATATTCAAGTAATCCAAATGCAATAGGTGATTTATTAAATGATAATGCATATACACAAGCAGGAAATTATTGTGGAGTGACATTTACAATTACTGATTCTACACAAGGTAGTATCATGGTAACTCTTGGAGGTACTATATTAGGTACTATTACTGGAAATGGTCAATTCGCATTATATGGCATTCCAATAGATTCAAGTTTAGAGTTAAGATTTACTCAATTAGGAGGATTTGATGGATGTATAAATGAAGTTAATGTAACTGATTATGGCAGTAGTACAAGATTCCTTGCATATATAGTTAATGAGGATAATACAATTGCAAGTAATCAGTTTACTCCGGATTATTATGAAGATAGAATTGTATTCTGCAAAAATTGGAATGATTTATTTTTAAATATTATTTCAGATTGTCCAATATATAAAGTAGCATTATATGAAGAATGTGTAGTTGATGCTTATGATATATATTATTCCGTAAATAAAATAAGTTATAATACCAATGGATGGGAATGTACTAAAGTAGTTGATGCATGGAATGATGGTTATGCATTTGGATTTTATTTTGGAAATATTGCTAATCCAGTATTTACTCTATATCAAAGATTGAGAGTTTTACAATTCAATCCAAAGTATTCTAATCAAGTTACTGAATATCTATATTCCTCCGGAGGTAGGACTCGTACATATGCAGAGAGTCAGAAATATCGTGATTGCTGGTTTGACTATGTAGATGAATATACACATGATTGCATTAGGACTCAATTGCTCTCTGATAAATTATCTATTGATGGTTATTATTTCTTTTATCGTACTGAAGAATATGAACCGGAATGGAATAGTAATTTCAAATATAATTTAGCACAAAGCAGAGTAGAGTTAATCCATGAGAATGCAATATTTGGAAGTTATTGTGGCACTCAATCTAATGCTCAATGTCCACCACAAACAATTAATACTAATACTGGTGAATTGAGTAATATACGTTTTGTTGGAATTTATAGATTTGACAAAGCATATAATGTAGCATCAGCTCCATTTAAATATTATGAATATGATATGGATGGTGGAGCAAGTACAAGTTTTACTATTGCAATATATAATTTGAATAATTCAATAGATAGAGATACATTGAAAAATGATATTATAGACCTTTTAGAAACAAAATATGGAGGTACTATTACCGGTAATATATCATTTGCTACTACTACATTATATTATGAATTAGTCATTGATTTAACCGGAACTATATCATTGATTGGTAACCATGATACTATTGGAATTGCTTCCGGAATTTATAGTAATCCAGCTAATACATATTGGGATTCAAGTTTATTTATGGCAAATCTTTATTGATATATGAACAAAGGAATACTTACGATTGCTTTAAAGCATCCATTATATGGAAGATTCGCCTATAATCTTGCTTTATCAATAAAAGCAGGAAATTATAATCAGAAAGTATCAGTAATTGCTGATGATATTGCTTTATCACATTTGAATGAAGGTCATAAGATGATATTTGATAAGATTATAAAACCTTCTGATGATGATTGGAAAGTTAATGGAAAGGAATTGCCATTGTATTGCAAGTTCAACCTATTCAATTTAACTCCATATTTAGAAGAAACACTATTTGTAGATGCTGACATGATTTTTAGTGTATTGTGCGACTACAATAAATTATGGAATGATATGAAAGCTATTGAATGGACAATGGCAAATAGAGGAGAGAATGAACCAAATAAAGGTATTTCAGAATGGGTTGATAATAATGTATTGAATGAGACATATCCCAATGTCGAACAATGGTACGATTTATCAAGTGAATGGATTTATTGGAAACAAAATGAAATAGCTGATAGTATATTTGCTAAAGCAAAGGATTTCTATTTAGAAGGTAAATTATTGACAAGGTCTTTTGCAGGAGATAAACCGGATGAACCATTCTTTAATTTATCAATTGATTCATTAAAACATAAATTACATAAATCCCCATTTCAACCAACATATTGGTTACCATCAGCAAAGAAATTGATTCCTATTTTAGATATTAAAAAGAACTATTTTGCTTTTAGTGTAGGAGGTAATCATGTTCCAAAACAACAAGAGAAGATTTATAATGATTTTGCAAAAAATGCATCATATAAAATGAATCTTCCTACTTTCCCTATTATGCACAAAAGGTCACATCTTAAAGAAAGAAATCTAATATAATGCCATCAATCACTCCTGCATATCTTGAACCATATATTCTTCAAGGATATCGCCATGATGAATATAATGAAGCAGTTAAAATGTATGAATCATTGGAAATTCATTCTGATGGTGAATATCCACATCATTTAATTGATGATAGAAGACCAGCAGAATCCAATGATATCAAAAATTATAGGCAAAAAATATTTGTTCCGATTACTAAACCAGTCTTTACAAAGATTTATAATTCTTTGATGAAGATTCGGAAATCTCAAGATTGGATGATTTCATTCAATAATGATATTCCTGCTATTATTAATGAAGAGGAGACTCCGGAAAAATACTTGATGTATAGATTCCCTCGTAATAGCAGTATTACGAATTGGATGTTTTCAGTAGCATTCAAACAATATTTGATTGATGCTAATGCAGTAGTGTTTACTATTCCTATGAACTTTGAAGTTCAAGAGAATGAATACTATAAACCATATCCTCGTATTTTTTGTGCGGAGAATGTTTTGGATTATAAAGAGAATCAATTCTATCTATTGAAAGAAGAGGAGAAAAGTACATATGTAGAAGGAGGAGAGAAATATCATAATGGCATTAGATATTGGTATATCCAAAATGATGTAATCCAATTATTTGAAAGGAGGAATAGTGGAATCTATGAGATATTTCAAATAGAAAATCCTCTTGGATATATACCGGTAAGGCATATGTATGGTCTTATCAAAGAGCAGTATAGTGATTATGCATTATACGAATCAAGGATTAGTGGAATAGTACCTAAAATGGATGAAGCATTAAGAGAATATTCCGATATGCAATCAAGCATAGTCCAAACAATGTTTCCTACCATGTACTCTATTCAACCACAACAATGTGGTAGATGTAAAGGATATGGTGAAATTCCAAAGGAAAACTCTGCTCCAGTTAAATGTCCATCATGTGGAGGTAAAGGATTATTACCATTGAATCCATTTGAACATTTGGTATTATCTCCTCCAAGAGCAGGTGAACCGGCAATCCCTACTCCTCCAATGGGATTTGTTCAAAAAGATACATCAATCATAGAGATTCAAGATAATAGGATTAAGCAACATTTATATGATGCTCTTTCAGCAATTAATATGGAATTTCTTGCTGATGTTCCATTATCACAATCCGGAGTAGCTAAACAAGTAGATAGGGAAGAACTATACTCATTTGTTCATAGTATAGCAGAAGATGTAGTAAGGATTATGGATGAAGTAAGCTATGATATATGTGCATGGAGATACTATGCAATCACTAATGATATTTACTCTTTAGTTCCATACATTGCAGTACCGGAAAGATATGATATGCTCTCCGGTAAAGTATTAGTTGATGAACTTGCAATGATGTCACAAGCAAAGGTAGATTCTGCTATTATTAATGCTTCTCAAATTGAACTTGCAGGAAAGAAATTTAGTGATAGCAACATTAAGGATTTGGTTATTTTGAAATTGAAGTTAGACCCATTTGCAGGAGTACCGGAAGAATCAATTGCATTGCAAAATACATTTAATGCGATTGATAAGAATGATTTAATAATTCATTCCAATATCAATAAATTTGTTCAAAGAGCATTAGATGCATATGATTCATTTGCAGAATTGACATATGATGAACAAATGAAAATAATGAATCAATATGCAAATGAACTTAACAATAAAAGGAATCAAGTAAATTTAAATACTGATTCTAATAATAATAATGATGATAATAATAATAATAATGATAATGCATCATTATAGATTATATTATAATTAAATATGGCAAAACAAGATGAAATAATAAAAGAAATTGAAAGCATCATTGATGATAGTGTATCATCTTTCAATGGTAGATTACCTAAAATACAGCAAGATGCATATGCAATTATACTTGATTTAACATCAGAATTAGAAACGAGTAATGGAAAGATTAAACCAAGTATCAAGAATGTTAAAATAATAGCAAAGATTAAATCAGAATTACAAAAAATAATCTTTGATAAAGAATATGCTAAAGAATTAGATAAGGTAATAGATACATATTCTACAATAACAAAACTCCAAAATCAATATTTTTCATCACTTGTAGATACATATAAAGTACCTAAAGTATTAAAGGAAGTAGAGAATCTATCAATTGAATCAGTAGTTGATTCTCTTGGAGAGAATGGAATGGATGTAAATATAATTTCTCCGGTAAGAGATATATTAGTCAAGAATGTAACTAATGGAGGTACAAGAGCAGAATTTACTGAAGAGGTAAGAAAGTTTTTGGTTGATACGGAAGAGAGCGAAGGTGCATTATCAAAGTATGCAAAAACAATTGTAACTGATTCATTGAATTCATTTAATGCTAACTATAATCAAATAGTTAGTGATAGTCTTGGATATGAATGGTATCAATATAGAGGAAGCATAAAAGATACTACAAGAGACTGGTGTAGAAAATTGATTGATGCAAGAGTTAATAAATGCCTTGAATACATTCACGTTAGTCAATTTAATGATTTAATTGAAGGTAAAATATGCGATGATGAAGTACCTATTTATGAAAAAACCGGATTACCATATGGAATGAAAGAAGGTACTAATGTTGCAAATTTGAGAGTTAATAGAGGAGGATGGAATTGTAATCATCAGTTTAGTGGAGTGCCATCATATTTAGTACCTAAAGAATTGAGAGATAAATTCAAAAGCTCATAACTTAATGTATATTTGACAAATGAAACAAGAATTCCTTGATGTAATCCGAAATGGAGAAATATGGTTTTCATTCCCATTAGAGAATGAAAATAACGTACGAGAATTTCTTATCAAGAATAATCTTGACAAGATATGCGATATTAAACGGAAGCAAATTGAAGTAGAGGTAATAAAGAAATCCGTGAAATCACAACAAAAAATAGTTAATTTAGATATTATTGAAACTCCAAAGGTCAAAACGACAACAACAAATGAATCTAACTGAATTTATTAAGACTCTTTCTGAAAGAGCAGGAATTGATTCTAATGATGAATCAATACAAGCAGTAATGTCTAATCAAGCATTACTCAATGTTGAACTACCATCAAAGATTAGTCAAGGCATTCAAGCTAAACTAATGAATGAAGATGAAGCAAAACGGAATTATGAGGTAAAGAAACATTTTACTGGCTCAACATTGAATGCAATTGATTTGAAGATTAAAGAAGTGATAGACCAATTTCCTTTTGATGATGATAATAAAAATCAAGTATTATCAGAATCAAATACCTATAATCGAATTGGATTATTGGCAAAAGCTATCTCTGAAGTAAAGGATAAATCAATCTCTGCTCAAGGAGGAGAAAAGAAAGCATTACTTGATAAGGTCAATGAATTGCAAAATCTCTTGAATCAAGAAAAGGAATTCCGTAAGAATGAAGTTCAAGAGACAAATTCAAAATGGCAAAATCAATTAACTGACAAAGAATTAAACTCTTTGTTTTCAAATTATGATTATGCTATTGACCTTGATAAAGATGTAACAATTTCTACTGCTCGTAATCTTTGGGAAAAAAAATTGCGTGAAAAAGGAGGTAAATATGTTTACACTACTGATGGAATTAAATTAGTTAATTCTGAAGCAAGTGACCTACCTTTTACAATTGATAATAAAACTATTGATGTGAAATCATTTACTGATAGTGTTCTTGCTGAAGCAAAATTATTACGAGTAAATAAACCAAGCAGTAATACTCCAGTATCAAATCAAGTTACTCCTCCTGCAAAAGTTAATGCTCCATTTGCGAAATCTCAAACAAGCAAAGCATTACAAGATTTCAGAGAAGGTAGTAAATTAGTATAAACTAATGCAAGTAGTTATATTTGGCTTTAACAAAGCAATACATTGGGCATTTGCCAACATTAAAAAACAAATCAATAATTACTAACTTAAATTAAAAAATAAAATGGCAAATGGTTATTGCGAAGCATTGTTGCTTCATCTTGATAGCATTGCAGGAAATAATTATCCGGGTCAAAAAGTTACTATGCCCGGATTCCTCAATATGCTTGTATCACAAACAGATAGACCAACAGCAATCCAAGATGGATATCGTGAAGGTCATTATCGTGATGTGAATATTAAGTATATGCCACGAACTACAATCAACCAAGTATCTACAAGTGATACTTGTGCAGTTGATGTAATTCCTGCATATAAAGAGACATCAGTTAGCGTGAACAATGTTGTTCAGACTGGTGTATGGATTCCGGATGATTCCGTTCGACGTTTTTGCGAAGAAGCATCAAGTAGTGTAGCTATTGGTCTTCCTCCTACTCAAATTATGAATGAGCATCTACGAGGAATTCTCAATGCAATGAATGGTATTTATCAAAAGATGGAGAATGTATTGACAACATCAATGGCATCTTCATTTGGTAAACATAAAGCTACTGGTACTGCAACAGCAGTATCAGTAAACATTGAGCAGAATCAAGATATCAATGATTTGGGTACTGGATTCACTAAACTCTTGATGGATGCGGAACAAAATGAATTTTGCGATTCACCCGTTTTTGTAGGCGCACTCGGAGGATATCTCCATGCATACTCAATTCAACAAAAACGAGGAGGACTATATCCTGCTCTTGGATTTAATCCGGAAGCAATGTCTACTGGTTTAGAATTCTATGGTAGTGGACAAACAGCTACTACTTGGGGTGCACAGCACGTAGGAATGTTTGCAAAAGGTAGTGTACATCTTGTTGAGCGATTTGATAACGTAGGTGCATTTGCTGGTCAGCGAGGTAGTTCATTCTTTACTACAATTGTTGACCCGCGTACTCAATGTTGGACTCCAAATGGTCTTGGTAACATTGCATTTGATTTGCAAGTTAAATACATTGATTGTCCCGAAGATTTAGGTGCAAACATCACTAATGGTTATATTAGCGAAGCAAGCATTACTGGTGCAAGGGGATATTTGCTTTTGATTAAAAAGCGTTATGGATTGTTTACTACTCCTACTGATGCTTATGATGGAGCAGATTACATTGCAGGAAGTAATGGTACTCTTCGTTATGTAATGACTAACTCCTAATTAAACAAGGATGAATTGCCTTGATAATTACATTGGATTGAGGGGATGCGGAAATTCCGCATCCCCATCCAATCTTTATGTCAATGATTTACCAGCAATTAGTTTAAAGCAAATTGTTTCATTGACAAATGAAGAGGAAGCAACATATCTTGATATGTGGAATCTAATCCAAAAGAGAGCGCAAAATAGATTCTCATTGGATTTAAGAGAATCAATGACCAAGCATTATAAACTTAATAGTTTAATGCAAGGAATCAATGTTGGTAATATTCTTGGAAGTAATTATGGGAATGTCTTTGATTCCAAACAAGGATTCTCAATTGAGTTGATTGAATCTGCTACTTACCAATATGTTCCGAGTCCATTAGCATCAATACATATTCAAGAATTAAAATATTATCAAGTTCCAGTAGCAGGAAATGGATTAGTAGAAATTGAAATCATTGATATTTCTACTCTTGAAGTATTATGGACATATAATGGTAGTGCTGTTGATGGTTGGAATACTATTCCGGTAAACACTACATTTCATAATAACTATTCAAATAATTCTTGGAGATTATTTGTAGGATATAATACCAATAATACTACTGATTATTCAAGTTTATCTTTACCATATAATCATACAATCCCATCTTGTTGTGATGTTAGAGTTAGAGGAGCAGGAATTAATGTAGGTGAGCAAATCACATTTACAAATGATACATATGGATTAAGCGGAATATTTTCAATAGTATGCAATTGGGATGCTATTGTTTGCCAAAACAAAACTCTATTCACAAGGTCTTATTGGTATTTGCTTGGAATAGAACTATTAACTGAACAATTATATTCAAGTAAAATAAATCAATTCACTACAATTGGTCTTCAAAAAGCTAAAGAGTTACGAGAAGAATATCAAGTAGAATATATGAAATCTTTAGAGCAAGTAGCAGGAGGATTTAAATTGAATTGTGATTGTTGCATTGAATGCAATGAGATTGTACAAGTTCGTGAATCAACTAATTTCTATTAATATGTGTGGATGTAAAGGAGGAAAACGAGGAGGAAAGAAATGATTGATACAATCATCAACCTTTCTCAATTTAATGCATTGCAAGGAAAACTGCTCACATTAGAAGAGTCTGATAAATTATTGAGGACTATTGCTGATAGAACTAAAGAATCTATGGCATTTAGGATTCATAATGAAGGAAAGAAAACTGATGGTAGTAATATTGGAACTTATTCTAAACAATATCTTGCATGGAGAAAGAAAAATGGATATTCACAACAAGGAGACAAGGTACTATTGTTCTTAACCGGAGATATGCAGAATGATTTTAAAGTAATAGCTTTCTCTGAAAAGGAATATGGAATTGGATTTAGCAATAAAGTGAATGGAGATAAAGCACAAGGTCTTCAGTATGGGAATGGTAAATGGAAAGGATATGGAGAGATTTATGGATTAACTACTGAAGAATTAGAGCAAGTAAATACTATCATTGAAGAAGAATTAAAAATAATGTTTAAGTAATGCCATATATAAGCGAAATAGTAGATATTATAAATTCCGGATTGAAAGATTCTAAACTTTCCGATGATAAGAGATTTATAAAGAAATTATGTGGATTGTCAGAATTGCTTATAGAAAACTCTCAATATGGAATTACTATTCCATCATTGATTGATATAAATGGAGGAATTACATTTAGTGGATTTGATGATATGTACTCTATCATCATATATCATAGATGCTTATCTACTCAAATAGTTCAAGCACCTATTGCATTTGGTGATGGTTGGAATGTATCAAGAGAGGAAGCATTAATGAGAATGATAGTATATGCTGATAGAAATATCACAAGATTAAATCCTACTCAATTATCATTCTTAATTAATTCCGGAGTAACTCAACAATTAACCCAATCACAAATTCAGAATTATGATGGATTGCTTGGAGTTAACATTGAGTCTATCTCAACAAATTATGATGGAATGTCAATCTATACTAATGAATATAGAATGCCTTCAATAACTTATCCAATTAGTCCAAATAAAATTTACCTTGCATTAGATTATAAGATTACTACTGATTATGATTTAACTTGCATTAGTGATTGTCCATCTTGTTAAACTTAAAATAAAAAAATAAAATGTCTATATATTATCCAGCGAGTAATTGCGGAGGAGCAGAAATTCCAGCATACTCATGTAATCCTTGCAGTACATATGAATTTGCAAGAGTACGTTCAATTGCCTATGTGAAAAATAATTTCTCTTTTACTGACCCAAGTAATCCTACTGAATGGAATGCTGGTCTTGCAAGCGGAGACATTATCGTACTTTGGGCAACAAGCGGAAGTTATGATTCTGCCGTTGAAGAATTGGTAGCATTTGGAGATGCTGAAACAATCAATGGAGGTATTACTCATACATTGAATTATAAAGACCCAAATACTACGGAGAATACTGATTTCTATAATGCTATCAAATCATCTACTGACTATACCATTTGGTTTAGGACAAGTTCAAAGATTTGGGAAGCAGGAAAACCGGTAACCATTTCTCCTAAAATGGTAGTAGCTGATAATCTGAAAGAAGTTCTAACATATGAAGTAGTGGTAAAATGGCAGAATCCCGATTTGCCTACACCATATGATACTCCTGCTGGAATCTTCAATCAATGTTACATCAACCAGCTATAATAGTTCACCAAATAATTATAAGAAAGGAGGAGTAAAATCCTCCTTTCTACTTTAAATTCGTAAGCAAATGCAAAATAACTATCAAGTTGATATGTCATCAATTCACGGATTTTTATCCTCATGCACATTCATTGCAATTGCTCATGTAGCTGAAATGATTGGTAATATAGACCTACAAACAACATCATATATTATTGCTATTATGGTTGGTGTAGATACTTTAACCGGTAACCCAATCAAAAATTCATTCATATCATTTTGGAAAAAAATCAATGGTAAATAGTCAGAGATTAATCCATTTATATGGTGACCCATCAATTGATACAATCAAATGGGAAATCAATAACATGATGATTTGGAATATATCTCCATTAATCCATTTGAGTATAGAATGTTTACCAAAAAGAATTTACATCCATAAAAAATTTCAACCCATAGTAGAAAAATGGTTTATTGCACTCATAGAAAATGGAGTGCATAATGAGATTATGACATATGATGGATGTTGGAATGTGCGTAAAAAACGAGGATTAAAATCATTGTCTATTCATGCATTTGGAATGGCAATAGATTTAAATGCATCACATAACCCATTAGGTTATACAAGAGAGCAATGCATAGCAAAAGGATTAAAACCTTTTACAAATAAGTTCATACAAGTATCTCGTAAATATGTTGATTGTGGATTTGATTGGTCTACAAGAGTAGATGGAATGCATTTTCAAATAAAAAAAGAGCAATCAGAATAATCCGATTACTCTTTTTAGAAACACAATGTGAACCAAAACCAATCATAAATATAATATACTAATAAAAAAAAACCATGTTCAAATTCAAAAATTATTGGACTCCTACTCCAAAACTTTATAGAGCATTAGGTGACTCACTATTATCTATCGGCTCATTGATTGCTACTTATAACATTGTTATGGATGATAAATTCATTGCAATCTTTTGTTTGATTGGAGGAGTATTAGGTAAATTCTTGACAAATTTCTTCTCTGACAATGGCATTCAACAATGATACTTTCCTTGAATTAAAGTTCATAGAATTAAAAAATAAGTATAATATAAAATCAGTTATTGAAACTGGAACATATTATGCTGATACTACCAAATGGATGTCATTGAACTTTGACAATGTATTTACTTGTGAGATTAATGAAGCAGTCCATAATATAGCTAAAGCAGAACTTTATGGATATGAGAATGTAGTTCATAAAAATGAAGATACAAGAACTTTCCTGCCTTATGCATTAGAAAATTCTACTGGTAATACATTAGTATTTCTTGATGCACATTGGTACGAGAATCCATTATTGGAGGAAATTAAAATCATAGGCGATTCTAATAAATATCCCATTATTGCCATACATGATTTTAAAGTACCTAATAAACCATTTGGTTATGATAAATATCATAATATCAGTTATGAATGGTCATATATCAATAATAGTGTAGATAATGCTTTTCCCAATGGATATAAAATAGAGTATAATTCTCAAGCTACTGGAGCAAGTAGGGGATGTATCTTTATTATACCTAATCATCCACAATGGAAATCTCTCAATTCTTGAAAGTAAGAATTATCAAAACTGATGATGAATCGGAAGATATATTGCTATCAAAAGCAAAGCGACAAACAGCAATAGCAATGATTCCCCTTGAAAATATATATTATATTCAAGAGGGAGATGAAAGAGATACTACTGAAATAATTTTAGAAGATGGAGATATAATTATCGCAATTGAAAATGTATTTATCATTTTTCAATTATGGGAAAGATGGTATAAAAATCAAATAAGTTCATTCGTATCATTAAGCAGAGCAAATTAATGAAAGAGGAGTATAAAGAGATTTGTATATATTATGATAGAAGACCAAAAATCTATAATTTATTTTTTAATGATTTAGTTGATTACATAGCAAGCAATCCAAATTGCAATCAACAAGATTTGAATTTATGGTTTCAGCGGAATCTAAAAAGTGATTTTGATGCTTCCGACCATAAAATGGTTTATGATGCTCGTAAAGTAATTAATCAATTGAATTATAAAATAGATGAACAAGATTCCTCCACATATATAATGACATTAGAAGATGGAGAGAATTCTAAATTAAAATGGAAAGATGTTAGTCATAAAAAATTACTTGTGTTAAGTGATATACATATACCTTACCATGACAAGACCAGTCTAATGCTTGCTTTAAGAGAAGGTAAGAAAGAGAATGTTGATGGTATATTACTAAACGGAGATATACTTGATTTTTATCACTTGAGCAAGTTCAGCAAAGACCATAGAAAACCTACTATCAAAGATGAGATTCAAATATTTAAGTTCTTTGTTGACCAATTAAAGCAAAGATTTCCGGAATCAACAATCTATTTTAAGGAAGGTAACCATGAAATTAGATTGCAAAGATGGTTACGTGACCATGCATATATGTTTGATGGGATGTTTGATTTTGAGCATATCATTGATTGGAAAGCATTAAACATTGTCTATCTCAAGGATAACATAGGAGTGAAAATTGGTAAACTGCATATCATACATGGACATGAGATTCGTACATCAATGGGAGTAGTTAATATTGCTCGTACTTATTACAACAAAGCAGGAGTCAATCTGATGTTAGGTCATTGGCACCAATCACAAGAATACATTACAAGGTCAATGGATGGAGTAATGCATGGATGTTGGTCAATTGGATGCTTATGCAAGTTAGATGCTGACTATACCTATGGAGTGAATCAATGGGTGAATGGTTTTGCCATTGTAGAAGTGATTAATGATAAAGGGGATTTTAGGGTAAAAAACCATAAAATCATCTCCGGTGACCTTATTTAAGGCAAAATTATCGTACTGATTATCAATCAGTTACATATTTTTTTACTGGTCACCTTACTACTTGGTCAATTAGTAATGTGAAATATATACCTTTGCGTATGCAAAAGCCGGAAGGTAACCTTATAAAGATGTCACAAAATACAACTAACTCAAACACTATGAAAAGCAATAAGATTGATGCACAAAGAGATGAAAATGGTATTTATTCTGCGGAGAATGAATTAGCTGGTTGGTACGCAATATCAAGAGATAATGTACACATGATTACGTATGTTAATACGGATAAGATTAAGTTCTATACCAAGAAAGGATTTGAGAGAAGAATTACTCAATTATGCAAACGAGGATATTAAAATCAAAGCAAACACAACTAACTAATACTAACTCACAAAACACAAACACAATGGAAAACCAAGCATTCACAAACAGCACAAGGTCTTACTGCATTTCTTACTTTGATGGATTAAATGTACAAGTACATAAACCAGTTTATTTGTACGAATTTTATTATGCAATATATAATGATGAATCTGATGATAATTTATACGAATGGAAGTATGCTTGTCAAGATATGATTGATGCAATTCTTGACCTTAAAGTAGGTGCAATGATGCTGATGTATTACAATCGTGATAACGAAAACATTGACAAAGGAGTCATTTACCGAATCAGCTAACGAATCTAACAAGGCAGTAGCTGATAACAGCTACTGCCTATCTAAAACACTAACTAAAACACAATGGAAATAAATAAAATATATAACGAAAATTGCCTTGATACAATGTCTAAAATGCCTGATAATTTCATTGACTTAACAATTACCTCACCACCTTATGATGATATTAGAACATATAAAGGATTTACTTTGCCAATAGAAGAAATAGCAAAAGAACTTTACAGAGTAACTAAAGAAGGTGGAATAGTTGTTTGGGTAGTAAATGACAAAACTATAAACTATTGCGAAACACTAACGAGTTTTAAAACAGCAATTTTATTTGTAGAAAAAGCAGGATTTAATTTGCATGATACAATGATTTATAAAAGAACTTGTGCATTTCCTGATGTAGTTAGATATTACCAAGACTTTGAGTATATGTTTGTTTTTAGTAAAGGTAAACCCAAAACTATTAATTTACTTAGGCAAATGAAAACAGAAGGAACTTTAAAAAGGCAAAAAAACAAAACTGGTATTGGAGGTGAAAGGCAAATTGATGGAAGTTTAAAAAGAATTGATGGAACAAATGCTTTTTTAAGAATGGAAAAAGCAAGGCAAGATGAAACAAGAGTTAAATCAAATGTATGGGAAATACCAGCAGGAAATCAAAATAGCACAAAGGATAAAATTGCTTTTCAACATCCTGCAATATTCCCAGAACAATTAGCAAACGACCATATTTTAAGTTGGAGTAATAAAAATGATTTGATTTATGATTGCTTTATGGGAAGTGGAACAACAGCTAAAATGGCTATTTTAAACAACAGAAAATACATAGGTAGTGAAATTTCAGAAGAATATTGTAAGATTATCGAAACTCGTCTTAAAGAGTGCTTTGGGCTTTTTTTTAATTCTTTTGAAACGGAATTTTCAAACGAAGCAGAAACGTAGCAAGCTTGCTTATAACTAACTAATACTAACTCACAAAACACAAACACAATGATGAACAAAGTAACCGGAACAATCACTTTCCAAGCAAATCAAGAAATAATAGAATGGATTTGTCCACAAACTGGAATCACTTGCTACTCACAAGGTGAGCATTATTATGATGAAGAATTGGATGCATATGTGCATGATGTCTATCAAGAAGATAGTTTAATCATTGATTATATAGTAGTAGCATTATGAAAGATTACTATAAACCTTATCATGGATGTGAGATAGCATCTAAACTAACCGGATTTGTTATTGCACTCCGTAATAAAATGCAGAAAGAAGGTGACATCAAAACTGCCATATATCTAAACAAATTTCTTATTGAGATTTATCAAGATGGTGGATGGAGTGACCATAACTTAAAATGGTTAGATGAATTCAATCAATGGTATATAACAGCTAAACCAATAAAAAATGAACAATGATTTAAGATTAATTCGCAAAGAATTGCAATTTGGGGATGTCACCCGAATAGCTAACGAACTTGGAGTATCAAAACAATCAGTACATTCAGCATTAAAAGGTGAATTGAAAACTGATACTGGAGAGGTAATTATCTCTTATGCCAAGAAGATTATCAATCAAAGAGAAGAGAGATTGATTGAACTTAAACGCATAATTGATAAGCAAAGATTAGAACGTAACAATAGACTAAACCAAAACCAATAAACAAACAAACACAATGAGCGCAACTAAAAAGCTATTTGAATCTACTCAAGAGAGTAGTGACAATTATCCAAAGATTGAATCAGTTTACTATACCGATTCATTTTGGACATCAACAACAACAAGGCAAATCAATAAGGCATTAATTAAATTTCATTCATCAGATTTGTCAATCAAGAAAGATAAGGTAGTTCCGGTGACTGCTAATCGCACAAGAGCATATACTACTCTTGATGAAATCATCTCAAAAGTAAAACCAATTCTATGTAATTGTGGCATTCTAATCCATCAGCATTTAGCAGGAAATGAATTAATCACTATTCTAACCCATGAATCCGGTGAATTCATTGCTTCTAAAATGACATTTCAAGCAATGTCGGGAAGTAATACTAATGCTCTACAAAATGCAGGAGGAGGATTAACATATCTCCGTAGATATGCTCTGACAAGCATTCTATTTATAAATAGTGAAAATGATGATGATGGGGAAAGTTCATCAATCACTCATTCGCAAATAACTACTCTTCCATCAGTTAGTGATACTAAACTACCACAAATGTTGGAGTATTTAAAAACTGG